GGTACGCACCCATTGGTTGATAGCACGGGTCAAACCGCCACGCATACCGCTGCTCCCCGTTCCGAATCGGAATGGACTGTTGGGGGCTTTGTTGGATGACGTCTTTCCCTTTACACCGTAGTCCTGAAACTTCCAATACGGAGCAAGCTCGTCCATCTTCCATTGCAGGGCGATTGAGTTTGGGTTGACCTCAATGTAGTACTGAAGCGAATTGGCAAGATTACCCGTGACGTTCTTGTTCTCACGGGCAAGGTTAGCCTTCGCCTGCTCGACTACGCCATTGGCAAACTTCTCAAGGCTTGCACGTACAAGATCCTGCCGCAGTTGCATCAGCAAATAGAGATTTCGGTGTTAGAGAGCAGCACATCGAAGGTGGCAGTCCACCCCGCAAGCAGGTTCTCGAAACGCTCCGTGAACGGAAGGCACGTTGGGTTGCCGTCCAACTGATACAGGTCGGAATACAACTGCCCTCTGCGAAGCTCCTCTACCACATCGTTGATGACTGCAAGCTGCGTGTTGAGGATGTCTTGCACGTTGCTCGTTCCGTAGAACGGCTCCGCCTGCAAGCGTGGGTTCTCTTTGGTCTCATCCACCACGTCCATACAAATGAGGCTGATGCTCATACGCACCACCTGACCTTCGAACGTAGCTTGGTTCACCATAATGTGCGACAATGGGAAGATCGTCTGCTTGTTGAGGTCTACATCGTACACATCGCCTGTCGTCACTACGTTGACTTGGCTATTGGCTTCAAGGGTGTCCTTGAGCTTGGTGGTGATGTCGTAGAATTGTCTCATTTTTTCAGTTGTTTTTGGAGGATCTTGTTCTCCGTTTCTATGCGCTCTTTTTCAAAGGTGAGATAGGTGAATGCGAATGCTGCTGACATCTCTGCTACTTGACCGAACTTGAGGGGGTCTCCATTAGAGAGCTGATAGTAGATGGTGACCCAAGACCATTTTTGAGAAAATTGTGCAGCGGGACTAAATTCATCTCCTGCTCCATTCCCAAAGATTTCAGGGAAGCGATCGATAAATCGTTTCCTAAAGTCCAAAAAAAAAGCATCGCACCAATGGCTATGTCAAGGGGTACATCCTTCATCTTGTCTGCGTACTTCTCTGACCCCTCGTATTTTTCTATCTCGTATCGGCTACCGAATGTTGCGGTCACAGGACGGAACATCACCGCCATCGCACGGTGCATGTGCGACCAATCCGAGATGTAGGTGTCGATGTCGTTAAGTTCACCAACGGTGATCTCCTCAAGCGATGGGATGAACCCGAACTCCTGCTTGTCGATGAAGAAGCGTTGCTTCAGAGGTGGGCGTTCCGAAAACGCCTTCATCAGCACCGCATTGATCTTGTTGAGGCTCGATGCCTTCATCTGAAGGATGACATCCATCGATAGGCCGCAGAAGATCTCAAGGGCTTTGCGTGATAGAAACTCCTCGTCACCTTCCAAGCGCACAAAGCGTTGGTAGTCCGACAGGCGGATCTCGTTCATCTGATTTGGAACAATGAGCTTCATCAATGAAATAACTTTTAGAATTTAACGTATGGCATACCGCCCGTAATTGGGCTTCGAGAGCTTGTTGTATGTGGCGTAGCGTACCGCATCGATGGCGTGGTTGAATGCGTCAATCGGTTTGTTGAGCAGGTTGGCGTTTTTGTCCTCCACCCATTTGTAGTTCTGAAGCTCCTTGATTAGGTTGGTGCTTCGTGGGGTAGCAAATATCTTGTGACGCTTCAGCACATCAATACCCACTATGACGCTATCTGCGCCCTTCTGCGTGGGTTTTATGTTCCATCCCATACGATGTAGCTCCTCGATGGATTTGGGTTCAGCAGAGTCAGCGAAAATCTCTGACCTGCGGTCGAGGTTCAGGCTCTTGAGGTGGTTGCTGATGTCGGGGTTGGTGAGTCCGGTGCGGTAGATCAGCTCGTCAAGGTAGAGGTTGTCTCCTGATTTGTACACCGCCACAAGTGCCGTTGGGTCGTTGGTGTACCCGAAGTCCATCCCGTGAGCAAGTAGCGTTGCGTCTGATGGGATCTCACTCATCCCGAATTGGAAGATGGTGGCTCGGCTCATACCACGCTCACCCAATCCGTAGATGCGCCAATAGTCCTCATCGGTTGTTGCGAGGCGTTCAATCTCCGCCACGATGGAGGCATCAAGAAAGGGGTTGTCCTTGTAGGTACTTTGTATGTACGTTACGTCATCACGGGTCAGCAAGCGGTCATAGATCCAATGGAACGCATCGGATGGGTTGTAGTCAATCCATATCTTGCCTGTGGTACGAACCAAGAGCTGAAAGAAGTCCTCCCAAGAAAGCTCGTTGGCCTCGTTGCAGAATAGGTAGTCACGTCTTGCTCCACGCTTCTTCTGCGGTTGGTCAAGTGAAATGAACTCAAAGAGGTTGCCGTTGAGCGTGTAGGTGTAGTCGCTCTTGTTATGGCGTGACTCATCGTACAACTCAAGTTTGTTGAGTATCTCAAAGAAGTCACGGTAGGCGGTCATCTTGAGTGATGGCAGCGACTTACGCACAATAGAAAAAACCTTCCCCTTCTCTTGCATTGCGATGACAATAAGCATCTGCAAGATGGAGTAGGTCTTACCTGAACGTGAGCCTCCCTGATTAACTACTATCCGTGTGGGTGCGGTGTAGTTCCTCTCAAAGAGTTCACTTGTCTTGACTTGGAGTACGGACAATCTCTACTTTGATTTGGGTGAGTTCATCTGCTGCTTCGTGGGAGTTCTCTACCCGTGCGAGCTTGGGTGTCGTGTACTCCGCCATCTTGTTCAACAGGTCAAGTGCGCCCTTCGGGTCATCAGCAGCAACCTGCGTGAGCCATAGGGTCATATTCTCAAGGTTGGCTTCAATGAGGTTTTGGAATGCCTCACGAATCTTGTTGGTGGTTTTGTTTGGTGTTCCCGCAGGTCTTCCTGTGTTGCCTGCGGTGAATCTTCCTTTCTCGTCTTTCATATCCGTTTTTGTCCGTACTTATCGGGACTCATTCTAAATAACCCGCTTTGACAGGTGATGGTTGTGGACTGCCTTGAGCATCTCCTTGTGTTGGGTCTTGTCCCCGAATGCGTTGTGGCAGGCTCGGCATAGCCCCATCAGGTTTTCTATGGTGTCCGCCTCTTTGCTGCCACCCATACCACGAGCTTCAATGTGGTGGATGTCTACGGCTTTGGCTTGGCATACCTCGCAAGGAATCCAATCAGTCGTGTCATAGCCCATTCCCTTTAGGTAGACCTTTGTGTGGTTTTTCATTTCTTGTAGAGCCAACAATCGTCAATGAACGTGGCGTGTGGTAGTAGCTCATCTACGGCTTGGATTACGCCTTGCCAATTTTCGTGGTAGTCATCTCCTGCTATGTAGCCTCCCTTCTTTACTTTGGGTAGCCATAGCTTGATGTCTTCCTTTACGGCCTCGTAGGAATGGTCAAGGTCTATAAATACCACGTCAATGGATTCGTTAGCGAACTTCTTTGCTGCCGCTTTGGATGTTGCTTTAATGGCCTTGAACTTGCGCTCACCCATATTCTCCAAGAATAGCTTGTAGATGTCATTGGTCTTTGCGAGATTGTAGTACGAGTCTATGTACTCTGCCGTTCCCTTGAACGAGTCAATGATTGTGATTTGTTGGTGTGTTGCTTGGTCGCACAGGTAGGCAGAGGATTTGCCGAGCCACGCTCCAAGTTCTACGAACGTGCCGCCTTCAGGGACTTGCTTGAGGAGGAAGTCGTATGCTGCTTGGTGGTTGAACCATCCGTCAATGTCTTGGTATCGTTTCATCGCAAAGCGTTATAATAACAAAGGTAAGCATCTACGCAGATGAGCGTTCCTTGTTCGGATGCTGCTTTGGCAAACATCCCATCTCCCTCGTAGATTTTCTCAAAGCGCAGCTTGGGTATGTGGTATGGCTTGAACATAAAGCAAGCGGTATCTATGTTTCCGACTCTTGGTTGGTCGGTAGGGCGTAGCCTTCCCTCTTGTCCCCACGTTACGATTGTAGAGTCAAGGTTGTGCAGGTTACTCCATTCCTCGTTGAACTTCGGATGTAGGATGTTATCATCATCAAGAAAGTAAACCCAATCCTCTTGTGTGAATTGGTCTTGGTAAAGGTCAAGGAACTCGTTGCGTAGGGGGTGTCCCCAATGACCTGTTCGCTTTGAGTAGTGGGTTACGTTTGCGCCTGTTGCTTCCTTGAAGTCAGTAGAGGCATCCATCATCACAACCCACGTAGCCCAATCGGGGATGTACTGTTTCATCCGCTTGAGGTTGCGGGGGCGGGAGCAGGGGGTCACAATGTAAAGCATCGCAGTTGGTTTATTTTGTCCATCGTGAATTCTTGCACGTACTTGTATAGCGAATCTGCTATGTCTTGGACTTGGTTGGGGTTTTCGTTTAGCCTCTTGATTGCTCCTGCCCATTCGGATGGATGGTTGATTGCAATGCAATTGTCTTTGGTGATGTATGGTGAATAGGGATGAGTGTTGCTCACTATCAGAGCGCACTTGCTAAACCCTGCCTCAAGCATCTTCAGATGCGATTTGCACTTTGCGAATTCGCTTGTTGATAGCGGCACAAGGCTCACGTCAAAGAAGTCGTACAGGCGATGGTATGAGTTCGGTGGGAAGGTGTTGAGAGTGTGGTTCGCCTTCATCATCGTTGGGTAGTTGTCTACGTTTGCAACGTATGCTTCGTACCCCGTGAGGTCGATTGTTGATTCACGAATGTCCGCTTGGTGGTGGTTGCCTCCGATGTAGCCGAAGCGAACCTTGTCTGATGGCTCTCGGTTGATCTGCCAAGTGGGTACGCTGATGGCGTTTGGGATGACTCGGATGTTGGTGTTGTATTTTCTAACCTTCGAGGCGAGGTGCTTGTTGGTGACCCATACCTCGTCAGCCACTTTGATTGACTTGACGATGCGCTCCTTTACCTTATCGACATAAAGTCCACGCAGGGGATGGGCGGGAGGTAGAACCCACCAATCGTCTTGATCCAAGATTAGCTTGATTCCTTCTCTTTTGCAGAGGGTGACAAAGTCATCAAACGGATCAACGGGGAAGGTGCGGCTTGCAAAGACGTGGGTGACTTTAGGCCATATTTCAGGGTCGAGGTCGGTGATGCTTTCGATGAAGTAGATATCCGCCTCCTGATGGCAGATCAGCGGGGCAAAGACACGGTGATAACTTACGCCCGAATTCTTCTTGTGGAAGGCTACAACAAACGGCCTACTCATAGTGTTCTCCTTCGTTGCCGTTCGTTCCGATGATGTCCATTCGTTTGTTGAGTTCTTCTTCCATCAGATCCCATTCCTGTTGTGCTGCGTGGTTGGCGCAAGCACGAACCCTTCGCATCTGTTCACGCTCCCATTGCTTTGCTGCGGAGCGTTCAAGATATTGCACCCACATCTTCGCAGCTACGGCTCTGCGTTGGGGTTTGAACGGATAGGTGCTGCGTAGCCTCGCCATTGCGATGCGCATAAATTGCTCTCTCATAATTCTCCAAAGATTGTGTACGAGTCCAAGTCCTCACCCAAGATGAAGAACTGCTTATACAATTCTATTGCCTCAAGCGTTTTGCGTTCGCCTTCCGCTACAAACTCGGGAGTGATGGAGTAGATACCTACATCCAAGCTCGCCTTGTCAATAGCGATGAAGTAGAACTTGTCAATCGGCACACCAAACAATCGGGTGTAGATGAACGCCTGTACATCGTAGCCGTACTTCTTTGCCGAGTAAGGGAACGCTCGTAGGTCGGTTGTTGTTTTCAAATCAGCCAAGAAACCATCAGCGATGATGTCTGCCTTTGCTCTAAACGGCATCCCTTCTATCATACCGATTGCAGGTTGCTCAAACTCGCAGCCTTGAATCATTGACAAAAAGTATTCGTTCCGTAGTAGGGCATCAGCAATGCGCTGCGCTTCATCCATCTCCTTACGGGTGCAGATGTTGCGTTGGCCTTTTGCTTCTTGCCACGCCTTTGCGTTCTTGCTTTGCACCTCAATCACGTTGTACTCCTCCACACGATGCGGCTCAAGAGCCATCAGGTGAACGAGCCTACCTACCGAGAAGGCATCGGAATCCTCTGATCCGTACTTGGTGACGTAGTGGTAGGTCTTGGGTGAGGTTAATAATAATTTACAAGCTGAAGATGACAAGGCATTCTTTGACAGGTTGCCATAGTAGAATTCGTCATCGTGCATACGGCTCTTTAGGGTTTCAAGATCCCAAGTGCTGCCATCAAGTAGTTCTATGATTTTCATTCGATTGGTTTTGTTAAAGATAGTAAATTTTTAGTAACGCTCGTCAAAGAACTGCTGCTCGGACTTACCCGAATCGTGCTGCACCTTTCCTGTGAAGTATGCTGATTCAAGTTGAGTGCGTTCAATGTGGAGGTACATCTCTTTGATGTCATCGCTGAATTCGGGATGATACTCAAAGAACAGGGTCATTGCGGATTTGATTTTAGTATTCATCTGCTGCGACTTCAGTTGCCCAATTGACCCACTTGTAGTACAACTCCATATCCATCTTGGTGGGTGGATTGCTGATGTGCGAGGTTGGGTAGCTCGTGGTGTTGGTATAGCCATCCTCGTTGTAGGATTCCTCCTTGTACTCAATGATCATCTCATAGGTGTACATCTTCATTGGAGATTCGTAGCCAAGCCATTCAGCAAGATATTCTTGGTCGGTTCCTGCTTCTACGGCATCCCAATACGCTTGCGGCATCTCGTGAGAGTCCTCAAGCCACATCTGAAGGTCATCAATTTCAAATAGCATCTTACATTCCTGTGATAAATTCAACAATTGCCATTGACCCCATCAGAGTTCCAATGATCACGATAGAAGCAATCAGCTTCGCAAAGAACACCTTGACTTGGTGTGCAGATATTTGTTTCATTTTGATTGGTTTTTAGAAGTTCAAATCGTAGATGGCATCCATAGCCTCTTGCTTGGTGTACCAAAGTTGGTCAGTTTGCTCTGCGATATTTACATCGTTAGACCAAACGTACCACTTCAAACAACCCTCCACTTCAGCACCTAAATACTGAACAAAGAAGTCAACTCCGTTGAAGTTGATGTTGTATGTCTTGCGATTTTTCATTCTGATTGGTTTTAAATGATACCCAAATATAGTTCGGGCATTTGACCCGACAATAGGTAATTCCTAAAAATCAGGCATTTGCATAAAAACGAATATCCATTGCATAAAAAAGAGGGCTACTTGCCCTCTCTCCATTGTGTGTAGCAAACTGCTACCGCTTGGTCTTTGTCTTGGTACTCGCTTCCGATAGCCTCCAAGCAGCGTTGGATGTATTCGGATTGCTTCTCGCCTGCGTTAGGTTTTGGAATTGGCATAGTGTAGAAAGGTATTGATTTGATTGAATAGTTGCTCCCTGTCATCTATGCCTTCGGTGCCGTAGTAGACATAGACATAGGGTGCGTATTTTTCCTTGTACTGCTCGTTCTTTTGGCGGTGCTGCTCCTTTGCCCTAAGTTGGTAGGCGCTGCTCATCGCCTTATACGATAACGGCTTAATCTGAAGGCCAAGCATCAGCGTATTGTTGAAGTACATCTCCGCATCAATGCAGTAGTCGTGGTCTACCTCAAAAGATGTCTTCTTAAAGTACGCATCAGGGAAGGCGTAGTTCAGCTCCTCTATTGTAGCGAGTTCGTGGGCAAAGCCATTCCACGTTTGACCTATCACACGGAAGTAGATGTAGTGCTTGATTGTTGCTTCATCAAGGTTAGGCAGGCGCTTTTGCAGCTCTGCGTAAACATTGCGAAGGCAATCAAAGCCCTGCGTGTCCTTGTAGTATTGCTCCCATCCATCTTGGGTTGGTAGCGTGGTCGTTTCGTAGTAGTCCGATATTAGACGCACACACTCACCAACGTAAGCCTTGCCAAAGAACGTATTTATCTTGGCGTTTTTATTTAGCTCCCGATACGTTTCGTTGGGAATGTTGTTTTCGTAAAACATCAATAGGCGTTGTATAGTGCCTCTAATTCCTGCAACCTACCACGCATACACGAACCGCAGCTTGTGGGCTGCACATTGTCCTTGAATACTCGGTTGTAGATTTTATTCAGTTCGGTCTGCTCAAACGCAGTCACTACGTTACGGCCTTTCATCTTGCCGATAAACTCGTACTCGGTTTGCGTCAAGCATTCAGGCTTGCGATAACGGAAAATCTTGTTGAGCTTCTCCTTACGGGCATCGCAACCGCAGTCAATGCCTGTTGCTTCGCTGAACCAATCTACGGCAGCCTTGATGCCTGTGGCAGTGGTTATAGCCTCAATGGTATCGCCAAGACCTTCACTCCTCTTTGGCTTCCTTCCACGCTTGGTAGGTTCCGTTGCAGTCGGTTTGGATTCGTTCTCTTGCATTTTTTAGGGTATTAAAGATTGAACGTGCTGAGATTTTTGTTTTGTCTGCGAGCGTTCTAATGCTCATATCGGTGTTGTGGTACAGGTCAAATATCTTGCGGTCATACCAATGCCAATCGGATGCCTGCTCCCATATCTCATCATAGAGAGCAACCATTTGCACTTCGGCTTCTTCGTTGGCCTCCTCAAAGATTAGCTCATCTTCTAATTGGCTTACGTCTACAAACTCAATGCGGCTCTTTGCTTTCATTAAGGTAGCGTACATATTGCGCAGCGTAACGTAGACAAAGAAGGTGTTGACCTCCTTCTCGTTGTACATTATTTTTTCGGGTTCTTCTACATACTTGTACAGGCGAACGTACATCTCTTGGACGATATCGTTGGCAAGGTCTTGGTCTGCACCAAAACTCTTGACCATCCGAATCCAATCGGTGTGACGTTCAGCAAGTATGTTTAGGAGTTCCAAGATATTTCAAGCATAACAATGCCGAGTGCTATCTGCACCTGATGCTCGGTATATTCCTCATCAAGGTATTCGGTCTTTGACCAAACACATCCAAGAACCAAGCCGTAGATTGGGTAGAAGCCTACGTTAAAATTCATCAAAAGTCTTTTTCAGGGTTAAATATAGCTCTTTATATTTAACTAACTCCGTTATCAAGTCATTCAGCCTTTTGATTTCAGAGTGCAGTCCTTCTATGTCATATATCTCCATAGGGGACAAATCAATCTTATCACGAACGCTACACGCCACTTGGTACATCTTAAAGTAGTCCTCGTATTCTACACGATAGTTATGCTCTTTTAGGGCATAGGACAAGGTAGAATGGTCACGGCCTGTGATGCTACCTAACTCCTCAAGGGTTGCGTAGTTGCGGAACGCACATACGAATCCTGCTCTTGCAAGCGATTGCTTGCGTGTCCTATCATCCTTCTCGGCAAAGCCCAAAGTAGAATAGTACAGGCTCTTGGCTTGCTTGATGCGTTGTAATTCAAAGGCTCTCATTTGCATTTGCAGAGTGTTGCTCTGCCCTCTTTAGTGATTTCTATTATTTTGGTGATGGGTACTTCAAAGTGCTTGTGGTCGGATAGCCTCTTGAATTTAAAGAAGCTACACCACTCCACAAGTTTGTCTTCGTAGTCTTGGATGATTTGGTAGTCCAAGCAGATGTAGTCAACGCCATCTACACGGAAGCATTCGTACTGCTGAAAGGGTGAGAATATCTGCTTCATAGGTTATCCTCAATAATCCGTTGCAGGCGTTCTATCTCCATCACCATCTCCTCGTTATTGATTCGGAGTTGTGCATTGGCGAGCATCACCTCGTTCAGCTTGCGGTTGGCGAACAATCGGTAGTCAATAAACTGCTGAAGGAGTTGGTCTGCGTTATGGCAGTTCATCACGTGGTCAAGGAGTTCATCCTGCACCTCTCTTCCGTTGGATTTGTCTGCTGCTTGGTGGGCAAGCCAAATAGCCGTACCCGAAAGCATTAGTTGCTTCTCCCTGATGTACAGGTCGTGGAGTTCTTCAGAAGGGTACATCGTCAGGGTTTATAAGTTCAACAGGTTCGTCTTTCTTTTGCGTAAGCAAATTACGACCATTCATTTTGAATCCTACGTTACCAATCATTGACTGCATTACGATTGGTGTTTCAAGAGGCGTAACCCTTCCACCCGTTTCCATCTCCTTTACCTTGCGAACGTGGATATGCGTGTAAATCCAATCCGTTTCGTGGGAGCTAAAACGATGAATCACGAGTACAGAGTCACTACGGTTTCCCCACTTGCCCCCTCCTTCAATATCCGATACCATTGGCGGCATTGGGTGGCCTTCGTATGGGTGTCCTTTGTAGTACGTCTTCCGCATCGCTTCGGTTACGGGGTGGGTGTTTACGATTGTGGTCACGTTGTTCTTGTGAGCAAATACCCGAATTGCTGAGGCTACCTCGTAGTGGTATTCGTGCATACCTGTCTTACCAAGTTTCTTTTGGTCGGTTGTGAGGCTATTGTAGGGGTCAATCAGTGCGCCTGTGTAGTCCCATTCGTTTTTTATGGATTCCATTACCTCAAGCAGTTCAAAGGCGTTGAATAGCCTGTTGCCGTCAATAAATTGAAAGTACTCGTTTATCCAATCCAACTTGCGGTGCATCGTGAGTTCATCAATTCCCTGAATGGGTTTGCTCACAAGAAACTCAATCAACTTGCGCTTAAGGCTTGGCACTTCGTTCTCTGCGGAGTAGATAAGCCACTTCTTACCCATATTGTAGGACTGAAGAAGCATAAGGTATATGAGCGTGTGGGTCTTGCCTACGTTAGCGTGGCCTGTGACAACCACCATCTCGCCATCTTTAAGGCGGACGTACTCGTCAAGTTCATAGACACCGAGCTTGCCTGTGTCAAAGTATTTGCCCTTCAACGCCCTTTGAAGGTAGGGAAGCGAGGCTTCGTTTGGTAGTAAGTCGGGATGTTTCATATTCTGATTGGTGTTGCTAATATACAAACATAAGTCAAATAAAAAAGCCTCCCGAAGGAGGCTCTTACGCAACGTCCGAAGAAACCAATCAGAACGGACTCTCGTTGCGTGAAGCAAAATGCTCTTGGTGAGTGGCGGTTGATTGGTTACCGTTCATCCACTCATTGAATGTTGCTGCGTTAGCCAAGATGGTATTCACATCGTGACCTGCTGCACAGGCGTACTCTACCGCAGCCTTCAAAGCTACTTGGCGGATAATGGAGGCGGAGCGTTCATCACCTGACACTTTTGAAGTATTGGCGAAGCTGCCTCCTGAACCTCCATTAAATCCACCGCCAAACGGCTTGCTGATTTTGATAGTACCCTTTTCGTTTTTGGTGTAGTCCACCTCATCGCCTACGGCATAAGAGGGGGTTGGTGATTTGGCAAATGCCGTTCCAAAGTCCCCGTTATCAAAACGGAGTTCCAACTTGAACAGGTCTTGCCATTGCCCCTTTGGGGTGATGCTTACGATTTTAGCCATTGTCTTGATTGGTTTTAAATGAATAGATGTGATTGCTGCTCCAATACTTCAACCTTCGCTTGTAGCTCGGTTACCTTTTCTTGGAGTGCTTTGATTTGCGCCTGCTGCACTTGCAGGGCTTGGGTATAGGTTTCTTGAGAGAGTGATAGTGTCATTGTGATTGGTTTTTAGTTTGACAAATATACTCAACTTTGGTTAACTACCAAACCTTGAAAGGTAATTTCTGCGGTGTCGGGGTAGATATCGGGGTCGTGTTCCATCTTGAGCTTGCGCACGTAGGCCTTTGAGTCATCCTTCACGCCTCCCCATTTGCGGAATGCGTCAAGCGCAAACTTCACCGCCATAATAGAATTGTCTATGTCGTAGCGGTAGTTGACCTTGCAGGTGATGTAGACGTGCTGAATGGGTACGCAGTCGTATTCTTCAAGCTGCGCTATTACCTCTGCGGTATGTTTGTCTTTGGCCTTTGCACGTACTGTCCAATGCTTTGAGGCGTAGAACATATTGAGGCTTGGGACTTTGCCCACGACCACGTGATAGGACTTTAGTTGTCCTGTTGCAGGAACCCGCATTGGATGGCGAAGTGGTAGTCAATCTTGGCTATCTCTGCGAGTAGCTCTTGCTCTTTGTATTTCGCCTCTTGGCGAGCCTTGTATGTTGAGTCGCAGTTAGCGAACAGGGAAGCACACTCCTCAAGGATGAAGTCAATCTTTCTGCGTTTGGCGGGGTTAGTATAGTACTGCATACTTGACATTGATTGTTTCGCTTGTTGTGCTAACTCCTGATTGCTCATCGTTGATCTCTTGTTTTCTTTGGCGGTCTAATTCAAACTCAAGATGGGCGATAGCCTTCTTGATGTCTTGGGTGATGGGGTTGTTTGGCTTCTTACCTGCCCTCATCAGGTAGGTCAGCGCAGTCCCGATATTGTAGTTGTCGGGTTGGAAGTCCATCACCACATCCTTCGCCTCTATTCCGAGAGTCTTTCCGATGTAGTACGTTGGTGTCTTGCTCATAGTAATTGCTTGCATTTGAGTTTTGTCGGAACGCTTTTAGAATCGTGGCGAAGAATCTCGTTTGCAGATATTTCGTACAATTCAACGTGATAACCATCAAAGAACTTTTTAATGCGTTCGGTTTTGTGTTGTGGAACCTTGTGCTTATGATAGATTTCAAACAAGTATTTTGGACTACCCTTGTGAAATACCGTGATGTCAGGGACAAATAATGGATATCCACTTTCATCTTTGTTGTCAAAATAGAATGGGTCTGAAGTTGTGCGAAACATAAGCTCCTCGTGAACTCCATAGTTTGACCTCCATTGAAATTGAGCAACCTTGCAATTGTCATTTTTTTCGTCCTGCTCCCGAAGCCATTGGGCAAGAAGGCTCTTTGCCAACTTGTGCTTGTAACTCTCCTTTTGCTTGAACATTGTCTGATGGTTTGCTCAAAGGTAAGTCATCCCAATACAAGAAGATGTAGTCGCTCACTATTTAGAATGATTAAAAATTAGCATAATCTATACATAGGTACTTGCGTATGTCAAGATTATTTAGTTTTTTATACAACTTACTTAACTTACTTAAGTCAAGTATACAAGTATACTTACTTACCAAGTACTTGAAAGAAAAAGAAACCAAGTAAAGAAAAAGAAAGGAATCTTTGATTTAAGCGACTTTTATACGCTTAAACATATAACCACACCACTTTGGGTAGAAAGTGTATTAGAACGCATATAAATGCCCTCTACGTGCTTATTCAGTCAGTTTGTCTATCCACCGCTTGATGAGGTAGGCAAACGTCAAGATGAACGCCAATGCTCCGATGTACATATCAAAGTTCCACTTCTTGACCTTCGGCTCTTGCTTGGCGAGTATCTTGGTCTGAGTGATGCGGATTGTATCAGGCTCACAAGCCGCCTCAACCACGACCTTTCGGTCTATGTACTTGAGCTGAAGGCGTACCTTGTCTTGGTAGATGGTCGTGTCCTTTAGCACCTCCAATGTGTCCAACAGGTACTTTGTTTCGGTGA